AACAATGGGGGCGCAAGCCCCCTTTTAATTATAGGAAAATTATGGCTAATATAAGAGTAATAAGATTATTAAACGGCGAAGAATTAATTGGCGACCTGACAAAGATTGAAGATCAATCAGTTACAATGGAGAATGTTGCCATTGTTCAAGTAGTGCCATCACCAACAAATCCAAATAGTATGACCATTGGTTTAATACCATTTGCACCGTATGCAGAAGAAAAGTCATTTGACTTTGGTGCAAATCACATCACAACCTTCTTTACACCCAACAACGACTTAGTCAATAATTATAATAGAATCTTCGGTGGTATTGTTGTCCCAGACAAGAAGATTGTAGTATAATAGACGAATGAGATTTTATACAAACGTACAACAATATAAGAACGAGTTTCTTGTTCGAGGCTATGAGAATGGTCAACGTGTTCAGTATCCTGTTCGCGTTGAACCTTATCTATTTACAACTGACCGTGTCAGTATGGAAGAGTACCGTACACTAGACGGTAAGAAGGTCTACAAGAAGACCTTTGAAAGTTCATACGAAGCACGTAAGTGGATGGAAGAGAATAATGATGTCTCTGGTAAAGAGATATATGGTATGACTGTATGGACATATCCATTCATTAACGACCACTATCCTGAAGACATCAACTATGATGCAAGTCTTATTTCTGTTGTAACAATCGATATTGAGACCTCCGCTGAAGGAGGTTTCCCTAACATACAGACTGCTGACAAGCAAGTAACTGCTATTACTATTCGTAAGAACGACACATCATATGTGTTTGGTTACTACGACTATAAGCCATCATCTGATCGTATCATCTATACAAAATGTAAAGATGAAAACGAATTGCTTAACAAATTCTTAACGACTTGGTCCTCAAAAGAGATTATGCCTGACGTTGTCACAGGTTGGAACTGTGAGATGTTCGATATGCCATATCTCATTAACCGTATCAACCGTATTCTAGGACCCGAGTCTGCAAAGCGTTTGTCACCGTGGAAGATCATCCAAGAACGTGAAATTGAAATTAATGGTAAGAAGATATCCATTCCTATTATTGTGGGTATCACTATTCTTGATTACTTACCATTACACAAGAAGTTCTCATTCACAACTCACGAAAGCTATAAGTTAGATTATATTGCTTCTGTTGAGCTTGGTGAGAAGAAACTTGATTACCATGAGCTTGGTTATGATAACTTGGATGACTTCTACAAAGGTGACTTCCAAAACTATATTGAGTATAACATTCGAGATGTAGACTTGGTGTACAAACTCGAGGATAAGCTAAAGTTCATTGAGCAGGTGTTCGCTCTTGCATATGACGGTAAGGTTAACTACCTAGACACATTTACTACTGTACGTATGTGGGATATCATTATCCATAATTATCTAATGAAGGATAAGATTGTTGTACCAACATTCGATGTACAAGATCGAATTGAGAATGATCGTACAATTGTAGGTGCTTATGTTAAGGATCCGATAGTTGGCATGAAGAAGTGGGTGGTATCGTTTGACTTGAACAGTTTGTATCCACACCTTATCATGCAGTACAATATCTCACCAGAGACATACAAGACCACAGTTGCTAGCCTTGCTACTTCTGACGGTGTTGATAAGATACTTGATGGTGCATTGGACGATCCAAACATGAGAGACTTTCTCATAGATAATAACTATACTATAGCTGCGTCCGGTTGTTGTTTTGATCGTGACCGTCAAGGGTTCTTACCTACATTGATGGAACGTGTCTATAATGATCGTGTTAAGTATAAGAAGGACATGATCAAAGCTAAGCAGCAATATCAGAAGACACCTACATACGAACTTGAGAAAGAGATTGCTCGATGCCATAACATGCAGATGGCTAAGAAGATTCAGTTGAACTCTGCTTATGGTGCTCTTGGTAATATGTTCTTCAGATGGTTTGACCCTAAGTATGCTGAGTCTATTACTATATCAGGTCAGCTCTCTATCCGTTGGATGGAAAAGAACATGAACGAATATATGAACAAGATGGTTGGTACTACTGGTGAAGACTATGTGATTGCTGTAGATACTGACTCCATGTATATTAACTTCGAGAAGTTTGTAGATAAGTTCTATCCTAATCATACTGATGAAGAGACAGTGAAGTTTCTCGATAAGGTTTGTGAAGCAAAGATAGAGAAGTACATTGACCAGTGCTATGATAAACTTGGTACATACGTAAATGCTTTCCAACAGAAGATGAAGATGAAGCGAGAAGTAATTGCTAACAAAGGTATCTTTATTGCTAAGAAGCGTTACATTCTCAATGTACATAACTCAGAAGGTGTGCAGTATGCTGAACCTGAGCTTAAGATGATGGGTATTGAAGCTGTTCGTTCATCTACACCGGGTATCATTCGTGATAGTATTAAGCAAACGTTGCGTATCATTATGAACGGTAATGAAGAAGACGTACAAAAGTACATTGCTGATGAGAAGAAAGTCTTTATGACATTACCATATGAAGACGTTGCTTTCCCACGTGGATGTAAAGATATGACCAAGTGGTTAAGTTATGAGAATGGTAAACCGTTTAAGACTGGTACACCAATTCATGTCAAGGGTGCCATTCTATATAATGAACAATTGAAAAGATTGAAGCTAGAGAAGAAGTATGAGCCTATCCATGATGGTGAAAAGATTAAGTTCTGTTATCTGAGAACACCTAATCCGACTGGTGAACATGTTATCTCAACACCTGGAATTCTTCCGAAAGAATTAGATCTAAATAAATTTATTGACTATGAAAAACAATTCGACAAAGCATTTGTCGAGCCAATCAAAACTATTCTTGATGTTATTGGTTGGAGTGTTGAAAAACGATTTACACTAGAAAGGTTCTTTGTATGATTAAAAAACTTGATCCAGATTTTGACTTTGGGTTTAGTCTTGTCGATGAAAACGAACTTGAGGTTGTACAACAAGCACAACAAGCAGTAGCCTCAACAAAGACTGTAGCATCAGCAACTCAAGAGAAGGTTGACACATTGTATAATATGATGATGCCACTTCTCAATAACCTAGCCAAGAATCCTGAAAAGGAATACATTTATTGGCCTAACCGCATTGAAAAGATCGAAGCGTTTAGAGATAGACTAAGAGATGTATACGAAAGCTAAATGATAAACTACTTTACATTTGCAGTAGCATTGATACTATCAGTAGTAGCAGCTTACTTCTCTATAGTGGGTCTTGCTACTTTGTTTGCCGCTGCAATGATCCCAGTTATTGTGATGGGATCAACACTTGAAGCTGCAAAACTTGTAGCCTTATCATGGCTTCATAAACACTGGCAAATATGTCCAGTCTATATGAAGTCCTATCTCATTGTTTCTATTGTTATTTTGATGTTCATTACAAGTATGGGAACATTTGGATTTCTATCAAAGGCACACATTGATCAAACAATAGGTGCTGGAGATACATCAATTGAGTTAAAGTTGATTGATCAACAAATAGACTCAGAAAAGAAAAGGATAGCAAATGCTCAAAAAACTATTGAATCTATGGACAGACTTGTGGACCAAACCGAGCCCGAAAAGGCCGTTAACATTAGAAAGTCTCAAGCTAAAGAACGTGCCAGAGTCAACACGGAAATTACAGAAGCCACGAAACAAATTAAAGAACTCAGTATAAAAGCACTTCCCCTTCGTAAAGAGTCACTCAAGCAGGATGCAGAGGTAGGACCAATCAAATATATTGCTCAGCTATTCAAGGAAGACAGTACAGCTTCTGATTTAGAGAAAGCAGTTAGATGGGTTATTATGTTGATAGTGTCTGTCTTTGATCCACTAGCAGTGATTTTATTTCTAGCAGCATACACAGGCATTGACAGAAAAAAAGAATTAGAGTTGATTAACAATCAGAAATCTGGTATAATTGAGATTGATAAAGATTCTTTAGTGACATTCAAATAATGCCAAAATACAAATACTTTGCAGTTGACGAATTTGGTGACCGCATGCGTTCGTTCTATAGTAGAGCGGAAGCACGTCACTACATAAG